TACGCATAGCTACATAACCAGCGTTGGCGAGCATGGTCGGCATATCCAACCCTGGGTTAGCTGCGACGTAATCGACTAGCTCTTGTCCGGAAAGCTTCGGCATTGACTATGTTGACAACTGTCAACAGTATATCAACGGAAGCCAAGCGATCCATCTGCCTTTGTATAGCTCATGCTCATTGCACCCTGTGCTCCTGCAATGAATGAGCTAGCCAGAACTGAGCCCATGCTGGGCTTAGCAACAGGCGTGAAGGATGCCTTCTCTGGCTTCAGTCCAGCAATAGGCTGCAGCGGGTCGAAGATAATTGCCTCTCGATAAGGCGTTGAAGCTCCCTTCAGTGTGTTGATTGTGTTGTTGACCAACGCATTGAAGTCCCGCTCGCCTTGCTTCCTCGCCAACGCAAACGTTGGAATCGTCAGATCATTGAAGTCATTCAACAACGTGTTGGCATTGAGCGTGTAGGCGTTGTTTGCGTCCTGTCTCTTCTGGTTGATTTGCACCATGCCCAACGCATTGGTGGTCATCCCTGTTTCCAGCCCAAAGCTGGTCTTAAAGTTGATGGCTGCTTGCGCCATTTCCCTATCAGCTTCAGCCTTAGCTGTTGCTGCGGCAAAGCCTTGGTTCCTATATCCCTGGATGTCCTTGGTGTATTGAATGCGATCGCGTTCACCAGCAATCGCTGTGGCGATTTGTGCCATCTGCTTCGCCCCTTCGCCTGCCATTGATGCGTTGTAGTTGGCTGCTGCTCTACGACGATCAGCCTGCTCCGCTTTGAGGAGTCCGTAGCTGCGACCAAACTGCTGCATACTGTCCAGCGCTGCACGCTTGGCGCTATTGCTGCCACCGCTTCTGGCCACTGCTGAGGCCTTACGATCTGCTCCCTCAACCAATGCGGTGATATACATCGCATCACGCTTGAGAGTATCCAGCTGTTCTGCAATAACGATTTGCTCTTGAATTGCTTTCCCCTGGTTCTGCTGTTGAGCCAGGAACTCATCGGCTTGTAGGCCTTTGAGCTTGATTGAATTCATGTAGGAGGCTGCTGCATCTAATGCTTGTTGATTAGAGACTGCTGCCTGGTTGATGATCTCTGCTTTCCTGATTGCTTCGGTCGTTCTGATCCGACCCTCTTCCAACGTTTTCTCGTTGTTCAGCTTTTCTGTTGTTCTAATCAGGTCACTGCTTAACACCCCTTCCTGGTAGTCCAGGCCAGCAAGAGTTGTGTCAAGAGTCAGCTGTTCACGAGCTAGACCTTCCGTCAGCCTTGCTGTGACCTCTTGTTTGCGTAGCTGTTCCGAGATGATGTATTGGTCTTGCAGCGCCTGTGTATTGAGCGCCAGATTGGCCAGGGCTGCGTCAATGATTCGGCTCTGCTGGGCCTGGTAGTCAGCTTCTCGAACGCGATCTTGGTATCGCTGCGCCTCAGTGTTGGCAACATTCCATGCGTACTGAGACTGAGCTTCAGCGTTGTTTAGCTTCCACTGCTTCTTGTCTCGCTTGTACTGATCTTTGATCTTTTTCTTCTGCTCAGCGTTCTGCGCATCAGCAGCCGACCGCTGTGAATTGCCTTGAATCAAGCCGCCGACGAGGCCAATACCAGCAGAGGCAATAGCTCCCCAAACCATGATTTAGACCGCCTTCTCTCTGTCACTGTAAACGCCCTTCCATGACGCGCTAGTGACAGTGACTGGCAGCCAAGAATCCGACTCAACAGTCACTGAACACTTGTCATTCCTGCTGCATACCGGAGCAGTAATGCTGCCGCTCTCTAATGACAGATCGCTGCTGTCGAGAGTGCTGTTAAATACATCCAACACTCGTGCTCTGAATTCAACAACCGTGTCAGTGCTGCGGTTTTCTCGTTTAATGCGCAGCGTATAAGCCCCGGTATCAACGTGGTTTACCGTCCACCGCAAGATCTGTGTCCTGCCCGCCAGTTGACCAATGCGCCTGGTCTGCGATTCGTTGCTGTCCGGCACATAACCAGTGTTGAACTCATACTCAAACCGGTATGGCTCGCCAAAAGCCACCGCATAACTTGACCAGTCCCCAGGTTCGTCACACACCAACGTGCCTGATGTTGTCTCCCCAAGCTTCAAACCCTGATAGTCATTGTTGGTGAATCGCACAACTGCCACCGTCTTCTCCGCTGGCGTGTACGGAATGGTGAATGTTGTCCTGTCTGTTGCGCTGTCATACGCAGCCGTCACCGTTGCACTGGGAGCAGTGAACTGTGGTGGCGGGAACTGCAGCAATCGATCTAGATGAATCTGTGGTGTGGTTTGCACCTCGATCTCATCATTCAGCTGCAGGCAGAAGTATGTGCCCGTCGTGTCCGTCACCAGCATGTATAGGGCGTTGTCCATGAACTTCACCCATTGCACGTCCTGGTTGAATTCCCATTGGCTCCAGCTCCGTTGGATCTTCTGCTGACCAACCTCTCCCGTCTGCCACAAATACTTGTAGACAAAGGCTTGCTTCCTGTTGGTTGGCGAGACGATCACCGCTGCGTCAATGTTCTGGCCAACGTCCCAGTGGGTGATTGATCCCTCGATGTACTTCGGCACATAGTTGGTCACATCCAAACTGCTGCCCAAGTTCAGGCCCAGCTTGGTGTTCCGCTGGTTATAGAAGTTGAATTCACGGAAGTGCGTATAGCCAAAGTATTCCGTGGCAAATAGCACTTGCGCACCAGACAGCTTTGGCCTGACGTTGGAGTTCATCTCCAGGTTGCTGAGCCTGAACATCTCACCTGTCAGCGGCGTCAACACATCCGCATCAGCTGCACGTACCTGGAACTGCGAGGTGGACGAGAACGCAAGAATGCTGTCCTCAACCGGGATCATCCACTCAATCGCTGAGCTGCGTTCGCTGGTCCCGCGCAATCCAAATGGATCCGTCGCTTGTACAGCTAGTGAGGAGTCATTGAAGAAATTGAAGATGTCATCGGTCTCGCTGAACTGAATCGTCTCCTCAGCTGCCAAGACATACCGACCGCGGAAGATGACGTGATCTCTGATCTGTTTCCCAAGGAACTCTGGATCAGGTGAAGTCGTGGCATCGCCAGCAACACGGCTGCCCCACTTCGGGAACGTGTAGTTATACGTTTCACTGCCAACGGTCTGCGTCTCCGTTGCTCCATCAGCTGGGCCAACAAAGAACACATCCTCTGCTGCGCGATACAAGACCAACGGCATCGTGTTGGGATCAATCTCGTAGGTGATCCCAGGCTTCACCGTTTCCTTCCAGCCACCTTCACCAAACGTGTTGGTGCCGAATGTGCTGAACTTCAACCAGCGGTTATCGACTGTTGTTGATGGATCGCTTTCGATCTCAACGACATAGTCGTTCGGTGCAATGACCGGCAGGCTGGCAAGGCTCTGGACTTTGTTGGTGAAAGCATTGGCAAGCTCACCACTCCGGCCATCATCAATCTCAATCTCAAAGTCAGTGCCGTCGTTTTTGGTGACATACACCACGTATTGATTGACGACTGCTGTGTAGTCAGCGGTGGCATCAATCTTCTTCTTCAGCTCATCGGCAACGATTGATGTGCTGATGACGTTGGGGTTGTCGGCTGCCTGTGGTGTAGTGAAGGTTGCAACCTGTGTGCCATTGATTTTCACCGTGTAGGTGATGTCATACGCAACGGCTCTGATAAAGACCAAGGCCTTGCCTGCTTGAGCGGCAATAGTCTTTGGGTCATACGCTGTCGTCATCTCGCGATTCAACAGCAAGCCAATCGGCCCACTGCTGATTAGCGCATAGTTCTTGTAAAACTCGCCAGGAGCATTGTGGGGATAGGCATCCTGGGTGCAGGTGACGACACCATTAGTGACACCCAACCCAGTGCCATGCACTTTGATTGCTGGGACAGTGCCTTGCCTTCGTATATCGATCAGGGTTTGATCAGTTGCACCAGGGCGGGCCAGGATTGAATACTGCTCACCCTGCCTGATGTCCATCATCTCCAGATAGAAATCTGTGAGAGCGTCATCACTGATCTTTGACTGCAGCCGCATCGCATTCCGTTTGGTCAGACCTTCGACAGGACTTGACCAACCATTCAGTTGTCGTGTCCCTTGGCCTGCAGCACGCAGGTGAGGTGGTTGCTGCGAGACACCTTGAATCAACGTATCCAGATCACGGCGGATCGGTGCGCTGGCTTTGCCAGGTGTCTTGCCCTTACGGAATTGCGATTTAGTGCGGGGCATTAGCGGACTCGGTAACGGGTTCCACCTGCTGGGATGTAGCCAATGCCTTGGGTTGCCCCGCGGTCATTGCCCCACAGCAAGTTGTTGTTGAGAGTGTTCTCCTCAGACCGGATTAACAGCGTCCGTGCCTGGTCCTCATCCGCCACCGTGTAGGTGAAGACGATGGAGCTGGCGGTGTAGCGATCAGAGAAGATCCGAGCGCTACGGATGGTGATGTACTGCTGAGCTGCATGGGGTAGTTCATCCCATGGCAGCTGTGAGACAACCTTGGCAGCTGTGATCGGAGCGTTATCGATCACTGAGCCAAAGTCATATCGCTGGCTGTTGCGGTCATAGACACGCAGACCCCGCATCACGTATTGAGTGTCGGGGTATTGGTTGGGAGAGAAGTTGACAGTCAGCGTGTTGCTGGGGACAACGTATGTCCCTTGAGCAGTTGGGTTGATTGGCACGAATTCATCCGTGTTCCAACTCCATGCTTCTGACTGCACATCACGGCTGACTTCTTGCAATGTGCGTTGAGCCATTGCTTGGTCAGAGACCTGGGTGATGTCATCAGAAAGGCTGGTGACTCCAGCCTCTCCAATGGTTGCCAGGACTGTGTTAACTGCTTCGAGTTCGGTCATACTGTTTTCTGCTGGAGACGATATGCATCCTTAACTGCTTGCCTAGCAAGCTCAACGTCTCCATCCCAGAAGCCAGGGT